AGGAGAAAAAATACAGCCGATCCTGCACAAGTCTTGCGCAACCTCGCGAAGATGCTCGGGGATTTTCAATGAAAGGCGGCGCGTAATGAACCTCATGGCAGTCCCTTCGCACCGCAGCGCTGAGTGCTCATCCCCTGATCATAGCCGGATCGACGCACCTACAGAGCACCAGGACTACATCGGGTTTCTGAGCAAGAAATCCCAAGCCGATGGATACGATGGCTTCGAGCCCGTGTTCATGCCGGACTACCTATTTGACTTCCAGAAACACCTGACTTCCTGGGCGATCAGAAAAGGGCGTTCCGCTCTGTTCGAGGATTGCGGCCTGGGCAAGACCATTCAAGGATTGGTGTGGGCTGAAAACGTTGTCAGGAAAACCAACGGAAATGTGCTGATCAACACACCTATCGCTGTAGGACGGCAGATGGCGCAGGAAGCTGAGAAATTCGGCATTGAGGTCCACATCTGCCGCGATGGAAGAGTTCGCCGCGGCATCAACATCTGCAACTACGAATTGTTGCACCTATTCGATCCAAATGACTTTGTCGGCCATGTTGCCGACGAGTCCAGCATTCTAAAAAACATCAAGGGTGCCCGGCGGGCCGAGATCACAAGTTTTTCTCGAAAGCTTCGGTATCGCCTTCTCGAAACCGCCACCGCTGCTCCCAATGACTACATCGAGCTGGGCACATCATCTGAGGCCCTCGGATACCTAGGCAGCATGGATATGCTCAATCGATTCTTCAAGAACGATCTGAACAACAGCTCCACGGGGCGGGGATTCATGGGAGCCGCCAACAAATGGCGCTTTAAAGGGCATGCCGAGCAGCCGTTCTGGCGGTGGGTATGCTCCTGGGCCAGAGCAATGCGCAGACCCTCAGATCTTGGTTTTAATGATGACGGTTTCTTGTTGCCGCCTCTCCACGAGATAGAGCACCTGGTGGACTCAGAATCTATTGCAGATGGGATGTTGTTCGCCCTGCCTGCAGCCGGTTTGCAAGAGGAACGTGAAGAGCGCCGCCGGACAATACGAGAGCGCTGCGAGAAAGTCGCTTCCTTGGTCTGCGACACCGGCGAGCCGGCCGTGGTCTGGTGTGACCTCAACGATGAGGGGGATTTGCTCGAGCGATTGATTCCAGGGGCGGTGCAGGTGAGCGGCAGGGATAGCGACGATGCAAAGGAAGAGAAGCTGCTTGCGTTCTCGGACAATCAGATTCGAGTTCTCGTTACCAAGCAGAAGATTGCCGGTTTCGGAATGAACTGGCAGCACTGCCACCACATGACAGATTTCCCCTCGTATTCCTACGAGGGTTATTACCAGAAGGTCCGGCGCTTCCTGCGCTTCGGGCAGAAACATCCGGTACGCGTGGATATGGTGACCACCGAAGGAGCTCGCGGTGCGCTTGCCGCAATGCAGCGCAAAGCCGAGCAGGCCGATGCCATGTTCTCTTCCCTGGTTACGCATATGAACGCTGCGCAAGCCATTTCCCGCCTGCGCACCTTTAACACTTCCATGGAGACGCCAGCATGGCTGTCATCGATCAGCGCGTAACGGATAGTTACGCCATTTACCTGGGAGACTGCGTGGAAGGCATGCAATCTCTCCCGGACAGCAGTATTCATCTTTCAATTTATTCGCCGCCATTCGGCGGCCTGTATCACTACAGCAGCGATGATCGCGATCTGTCGAACTGTCCTGACTATAAGAGCTTCTTCGATCATTACGAATTTGTGGTGCGCGAACTTACGCGAGTAACTCTGCCGGGCCGAATGACGGCAGTGCATTGCATGGAAATCCCCAGAAGCAACAGCGGCACCGATTCGTTGAAGGATTTCCCGGGAGACATCATTCGTTTGCATGAGCGTCTTGGATGGGAATACGCAGGGCGGCACGCCATTTGGAAGGAGCCGTTAGCTGTACGGTTGCGCACCATGCAAAAAAACCTTGCCCATGCCTCATTGGTTGCCGACAGCATGGATTGTGGTATTGCCTCAGCCGACTACCTGCTGCTGTTTCGCAACCAGGGTAAGAATCCGATACCCGTAGCTCATCCAATAGGGCTCATGGAATACGCCGGAGATCGCGCTCCGCCAGCCGAAGTCCTTTCTTATCGAGGATGGAAAGGAAAGCAGACAGAGAACAGATTCTCGCATTGGATTTGGCGCCAGTACGCGGACAGTATGTGGGACGACATTCGAATAGACCGTGTGTTGCCGTATAAGGCCTCACGAGATAGCGAGGATGAGAAGCATGTCCATCCTCTTCAGCTCGATGTAATAGAACGTGTCATCACGTTGCGCAGCAACCCGGGTGAGACTGTATTAACCCCGTTCATGGGAGTTGGATCTGAAGTCTATATGCCAGTGATCATGGGCCGGCGCGGTATCGGATTTGAGCTGAAGGCCAGCTATTTCAGACAGGCGGCAAAGAACATGGAGGCCGCTGCTTCCAACGGCTTGCTGAAAAAGGACAACGCCGAGTTCGATTTCGAGCAAGAAGAGGCGGTCGCATGAACCTCAAACAAGCATATCGAGCAGCCTACGCCATTCGCCGGCGCAAGACGAAGCAGGGGAAGAGGAAGGCCGTTTTGAAGTGGTGCAGGGCGATGCTGGAGGCGCTGTCATGAGCGTAAAGGTCATGTCTCTCGTATGGGATAACTTTAAACGCGGGGGTAGTGAAAAACTTGCAATGCTCGCCCTTGCTGACTGGTGCAATGATGAAGGTGGGAGTTTGCATCCCTCTGTATCCGGCGTTGCAAAGAAGATCAATGTCAGCGAATCGCAGGCAAGGCGCATCCTACATGGCTTCATCGAGGAAGGATTTCTATCTGTGGTAGCAAATCATGCTGGTGGAAACCCAGGACAAAGCCGGCATTACAAGCTCAACATTAATAAGATTTCCACCCCTAGCGTGGATGCTACCCCTCGCATCAGTGCTACCCCTAGCGTGGATGCGCAAGACCCCTTGCATGGATGCGCGTTACCCCTAGCACCCATGACACCCGAACCACCATTAACCATCAATAAACCATCAGTAACGAGAGAACCTAAAAAAGTAGTTCAGATTCAGAAAGTGAACAGGAAGACTGCTTTTCCTAAAGACTTTGTTGTAACCGGCGAAATGTTTGATTGGGCCGTAAGCCTCGGAGTTAATCCGGAGCAGGTTAAGCCCAATACCTTCCATTTCAAAGATCACCACGAATCACGTGGTAACAAATTCATCGACTGGAAAGCCGCATGGCGTAATTGGATGCGCGACTCAGTCGGAAGGTTTGCGTCAAGAAAATGAGTATCGAAGCCGAAATCTCCCTCCTTGGCTGCCTACTCCGTGATAACGGGGCTTATGACCGCATCTCAGATTTTCCTGGTAACGCATTTGTCCGGGAAAACCATCGGGCAATTTTCCGTGAAATCCAGTCGATGCTGGATTCCGGTAAAGCCGTCGACATCATACTTCTTGCTGAAGCATTGGAGTCTAGAGGCGAGCTCGAGCGTGTAGGCGGTTTGGAATACCTGGGAACGATGGTGCAATCAGTCAACACCTCGGCCAACATCCGGCATCACGCAAAGCTAATTCACAATGCCGCCATTCTGCGCAACCTTCGCGCCAGCGCGGAGGAAATCTCCACTGCTTGCGAATCCCATCAAGATCCCCGGGAAATCGCCGAGGCAGCGGAAAAGAAAATCCTTTCCGTGCTCGACACCAATACCGAGCGCGACTACGTGCATATCGGCAAGGCCGTGGCTGAAGCAGTGGATTGGGAAGATGAAGAGCGCACGTCTCTCAATACCGGATTGCGCGATCTCGACAATCTCACCGGCGGATTCGGTAACGGCAACCTGATCATCATCGGCGCCCGGCCCAGCATGGGGAAGACCAGCCTCGCAATGCAGGTTGCTGAGAACGTATCACGCGAACATCCAGCTGCGGTGTTCTCGCTCGAAATGACGCGACGGGAAGTAGCAGGACGCATGCTCAAGTATCACTCCTGGAACACGGATAGGAGTTCTGCAATAGCGCACTTGCATGGCCTCAACATGCAGATTGACGATACACCTGGGGTAAGCGTTGGGCATATCCGCTCCCGTTGCCGGCGCATCAAAAGGCAGCATGGTTTATCTCTTATCGTTGTCGATTACCTGCAACTCATGCGAGGGGAGGGCGATAACCGAAACCAAGAAATCGGCAGCATAAGCCGCGGGCTGAAATCCATAGCGAAGGAGTTCGATGTGCCTGTTCTGGCACTTTCGCAGCTCAGCCGGAAGGTAGAAGAGCGTAGCGATAAGCGGCCGGTCATGTCGGACCTTAGGGAGTCCGGAGAGATCGAGCAGGATGCAGATTTGATCCTGTTCGTGTACCGGGATGAAGTCTACGACGAAAACAGCGAAGCCAGAGGAACAGCAGAGATCCTGTGCAGGAAGAACCGGAACGGCGCTATTGGAGATTGCCGCCTGGGATTCAATGGCGCTCTTACAAGGTTCGGAAATTACGACGGTGATCGCATAGAGCGCAAGGTAAGGAGCGTGGAGCGCGGGTTCACAGTGGGAGGCGCCTGATGGGCTACACCTCAGGTCATACCTGCATGTTTTCCCTAGAGATGAAGCAGACGCCCGAGAACGTACGGAAGGTTCTGGATATTGCAGGGTGGACATATGAGGAAGCCGCTAAAGAGACCGGAATCATCCCTGCCCATATTCGCGATGCAATGTTTGGGAGCGGGATTTTGTGGGATTCGGAGTGGGCGAGGTTGCTCGACAAGGCCGGCCGCAGAGCGTTCGATTGGGGGTGCGATGAATAGTCCTGAAGAAGATAAAAAAGCTCGTATAGCAGCATATAAGGCTGAATATCGAATAAAAAATAAGGAGCGCATTAAGGATTATCTCCAAAAGAATGCAGAAAGAATTAAAGAGAAGCAAAGAGCTTGGCGTATTGCAAATGCAGATCGAGTTAAGGAAGCGGACAAGATTTGGAGAGCTGCCAATGCAGAGAGAATAAAAGAGATGCATAGGGAGGTATCCAGAGCCTGGTATTTGAAAAACAAGGAAAGGGTCATTGCTGCTGCTAGGCAATGGGAAAAGGAAAATCCTGAAAGAAAAAAGGCTAGCAGAGAAAAGTGTATCGAAAACAAGAGGGCCTTTGATCGAGCATATAGGCTTAATAACCCTGAAAAAATGAGGGTGCATTCGCAGAACAGGAAAGCTCGAAAAAGGTCATCCGGTGGCAGATTATCTGTGGGAATAGTTAAAAAATTGATTGCCCTGCAAAAAGGAAAGTGCGCATCTTGCAAAGAGATGCTAGCAAAAACAGGGCATCACGTTGATCACATAATTCCTCTCGCTATAGGCGGTGAGCATTCAGATTCAAATGTTCAATTGTTATGCCCCACATGCAATATGAGTAAGGGTGCAAAACACCCGGTCGATTTCATGCAATCAAGGGGATTCTTGTTATGAGCTTCGATCACGACGAGGATGTGGCATGACCGGCTTCCTTGTAATCCCTCGTCCCATCCTTTCATGCTCAGGCTGTATTCATGAATTCTCAGTGCGTGGCGAGAAGAGGTGTGATCTGGGTGAATTATGGGGATTGCGCTGCACGATGTTTCGATTGAAGAAGGAGGAGGGGAAATGAACGCCGACAAGATTCTTTCTCTGCTCTCTGGATCCGATTCCAAAAACCCAATTCCACTTCGCGTTCTCAGGGAAAAGGCTTGCATGGCCATGGAACCGCTGCTCGAACTTATCGAGGAAATGTATGCCGCGCGCAGCATAAACAAATGCATCGTTTCAAAGCATGGTGTAACTCAAATCATGGTGTGGCCCACCGGCGTGCCGGAGAAGGTG